ATTTGTCGATCGGCTCCTCGACCTTGATGAGGACCCCGCTCACCGGCGCGAGCCTGAGCCCGTAGGCCGCGCGCGCGTCGACGTGGAGGTGCTCGAACGCGGCGAACAGTTGCTTGTGGAAGGTCTCGTCGGGCGCCTTGATCTGCAGCTCAACGTGACCGTCGACGAGGCGAACGCCGAGATTGCGCTCCTCGCCCTGCACTGGCCACTGATTCGGATCGGTGTTGAGCGAGGTGGTATCAGCGATTGCGTCCTTGGCGTCCGGACTACGGCTCTGCGGCCGTAACCAAATGGCGGGCGCGTTGAGGTGTCTCTTGGTGATAAACCAGACGGTCAAGCGTCGTTGGAGATCGACGAGGTCCCATGACATGAGTCATCCTGGATAGGCCGCCTGGATGAAGGCTACGGCCGCGTCGCAGTAGGAGGACCACCGGGTTCGCGAGAGGTCAATGCTCATGTGTTCGAGGTCCGGTTCCCAGCCTCTCCAGAGGTGCATAACTTTGTCCTCGATCGAACGAATCGCCCACGCCTCGCCTTTGACCGTGAGCCAGATGTGGTCGTTGTGCTGTTCTTGAAAACAAGGACCGCCACGTGGAATATTCTGGTTAATTGAACGAGGCGGCATGATCCCGAGCGCCGCCAGGGCGAGGATCGCGGGCACGGCGTCGGTCGGCTGCACCTTGCGCTTGCCGTCGATCGTGAAGCGCGTGCCGTGAAAGCGCCGCCAGTCGCGCAGCGTCTCTTCGAACGCGAATTCCTGGGCGAGGTTGAGCCGCAGCTCGGGATAGGCGTAGCGCTGCGCGCCTTTGGCCTTGGGGAAACTTTGGACGTAATCGAGAAAACGTCCGGGCCAGTCAGGCTCCTCGAATTCGATCGCTCCTGCTTCGGCGGGACTCATCCAGAACCTCGATGGCGGTTTGAAGGCGGGCGTACAGGACGCGCGCGCGCGCCTCGTCGCGGGTATGCAGGCTCGACCAATAGATCTTGCCGCCGCGGTTGACCTCGTAGCGCCAGATGCCGCGATCGGACTGGAAGAGGCGAATCAGTCGCGTGCGATCGCCCTCAGAAAATCAGCGCGGGTCGGAGTGCAGGTACAGTCGTCGCGCAGGCAGCTGGGGGCGAAATTGTCCATGATATATTCCATGGCGTCGTTCTGCTTAACCATCTGCCGAAGCATGTCGGTAGTCGCAGCGCGCGCCGTCTTCAGCTCGCGTTTGAGCTTGCGGATCTCGGCCTTCAGCTGGACGATGGTGACTTCGCGCGGCGCGCGGACCTTCTGGGCAGGCTCGATGCGTTCGACTTTCATGGCAACACCTCTAAGCACTCGATGAAACCGGGGGTCTGATATTCAAGCTGGGCGCGATGCTTGGTCAGCAGCTCCTCTTTGGTGTAGCCGAGCCCGGACAGGAACGCATAGGCGCGCACCGCCCGCTGGGGCGTCATCGGATCACCGCGCTTTTTGATCGTCTGGCCGCAGCACAGGCATTTGTCGAACTCGGTGTTATCCCTGAAGCCCATCAGTCTTCCTCCTCGACATCAGCGCCCGCCGCAGCGGATCGTCCCAAGCGGCGCGAATGCCCGCGGCGCGCTTTTCGTCGGCCGCGTGACCGCCGAACTGCTCGCCCTTCGGCCTGGGATAGCGCACCCGCCCCTGGTAGCGGCGCTTGGGCTTGAGGAAATAGTGAACGTCGATCATTTCCGCTCCAGCTGGTCCGCGACCTTCCTCATCTCGTCACGAATCCCTCTCAGTTGATGGTTGCACCACCTCACGCCGCTGCTGAAACCAATGCAGAATACGATGATCAGGATGAAGACGAAGGTCCATGGGTGCATCCACGTCATCGACGCTTCGCCGCGTGCCGCGCGCGCCGACGCGCCAGCTGCGCCTGATGCTTGCGCTCCTGCTCGACCGCGATGCGGGCGTTGTCCTCGTTGATCGCCTGCTTGATCTCGTCCGAGACATAGAGCCGCTCGGCCTCGTCGAGCCCGATCCGGTCGATTTCGGCGTTGACGAGGCGCGCAGTGTTGCTTTCCGGGGTAGTCGGATAAGAGGCGGCGTCGCCTGTCAGGCAGTTGTGGTAAATGGTGTTCTTGCACTTTTTGAACAGCTTGACGAGCAGGTCCATCCGCACCTTGCGGCGCCACAGGACGTTCAGCGCCAAGCGCTGCGAATAGGTCAGTTCAGGGCCTCGCGGCGCGCGCTTGACGCGCTGGATGAGGCTATGGTCGAGAGCGATGGTCATGGTCGTTCCGATATAAGGTTCACAGTCCTTATGGTCAACAATCGTTGACAGTGTAGGTGGCGAGCGCGCGCTCGGCCTCGAAACTGGGCTGATAGTGCTCGGCCAGTGAGTGGTACCCATAGCTGACGATGATCTCCGCGCCGCAACCTTCGCAAGCGAGCTTGTCCGCCATCCAGACCTTATAGGGCTTCCAGTCTTCGGCGTGCTCAGCGCCAGGGCGCGCGCCATATACCGCTGGCATCTGTTCGAGCACATGCACACCGTTTTTCTTCGGTTTGAAGAACCGCTGGCAGCGGACGCAGATGAGCTTGGGCATCAGAGTTGATCGATCAGGTCGTCGATCGCGGCCTCGGGCGTCTTGCCGGTGCCGACCCGATCGCCCAGGTCATAATCGCCGACCGTGGCGCTCCAGCCATACCACGAGCCTGCCAGATCGGGGTGAATCTGGATGTCCTCGGGGCGCACGCCGAGTGCTTTGAGCTGCTCGCAGCGCTCGATCTCCTCGGCTGAATCCTCGGCCAAGGCGTCCATTTGAGCTTCTTTGGTCATGGTTTTACATCCTTCAGTAATTGTTCGATGGCCGATGGGTGACTGCCCGTGGCCATGAAGTTCATGCCATTATCTTTGATGTTGGTTTCCTTGCCGCACTCTTCACACTTGCCGCGAATGAAAAAGATATTCTTGTCCGGCATGGTCTGTTTTGCGCCGCAATGCTCACAGTTCCATTGCTGGTAGACATCCCAACCTTGGTTGATCTTGCGCTCGGCGTTGGCGAGCACGTCGTCCCATGGGTGCAGATTCATAGCCCGGCCACATCCATCAGCTTGATGACGAATTCGCGTTGTTTCTCGCGGTAGACGCGATCGAGTTCCTTGAGCTTGACGACCGACACCGACTCGTCGGCGTCGTGTCGCCAATAGTCGATGATGGCCTTCGAATAGGCGGCGTAGAGCTTGCCCAAGTCGGTGGCGAGGAACCGCTCGTGCCGGGCCCTCTCGGCCAGCCAATCAGCGCTTTCGGGCATCGCTGATCCTTTCCGCCGCGGCCTCGATCGCCGCGACGATGCGATCGACCGCGTCGTCGATCGTGCGCCATAGCTCCTGCGCGATGCGGGTTTCGTGGGTCGGGGTGAGCTTGCGGTCCTTGTCGCGCTGTTCTTCGGTTCTCATTGCCAGACGTCCTTCGGTCGGCCGAAGGCGCGGGCGATGCGCTCGCGCTCGGTAGCCTCGATGATGCGCTGACGCATCGGCTCGTCGATCTGATGCACCGGCGCCGTGTCCGGATTCCAGTTCTCGGCCTCTTTGAGGATCGCTCGGTCTTTCGCAGCGCGAGCCTTGCCGAACCGGCGCGCCCAATCATTCGACATAGCCTCTTCCTTTCATTTGCTCGATCGTGCGGCGCATGCGGCCATTGCGGTCGTCCGCCTCGACGAGGTTCTGGCGCAGCTGCTTGATCAGGTCGACCTGCGCTGCGATCAGCTCTTTCTGCGCCGAGACTTGCTCGCGCAGCGCCTCGATAAGGTCTGGATCGCTCATCGGAGGAACCGCACGCCAGCCAACTCCCAGACACAGCTGACCGGGTCGTCGCTCTCGACCACCCGGAATTCCCTCACGCTGGTCCAGCGCATCGAAAGGTCAAAGACGTATTCTTCGGCCTCTTTGCGGGTGGCGAAACGGCAGGCGTTGCCCGCCCAGTTGTCGATCGACGAGGTTTTGACTTCAGGCTTGAACGACACCTCTTTCTTCCTTTTGCCAAAGTAATATTCGTAGCTGTTGGCCAGCGAGTTGATGGAGAACGCAATCTCAGTTTCAATCGACACGGGACACCTCGTAGCTGTCATCGTCCTGCAGGATCATCAGAAAATCATGGTCGTAGAGGATCAGCCGTTCCTTGCGCAGCAAGGCCATGGCGCGCGGGACGAGCGGCGGATCGCCGGGATATTTCAGCACGCCGAGCATCCACAGCCGCGGATCCTTCATCGGCCGCGGAGTGTAGCGGAAGCCCTTCATCGGATTCCAGCCGCCGCCGTGGGCGTAATTCGAGGCGATCTGCTCGCGCGCAGGCCTCGGGTCCTTCTCGCTCAAGAACGAGGGCAGGAACCCGAGGTGCTCGGGCCGCATGTCGGGATGGACCAGAGTCCAGACGATCATCCGCGCACCGTCAGGCCGTCGTCGGCGATGCCTTCGAGGATCGCCCCGATATAGCGGGGCTCGACCACGATCGAGTGTTTGCCCCAGAGCATACGGTCCTCGGGCAGGTGCTCGTCGGCCCAGTCATGCGCCGCGGGAGTGAGCGGGGTAAGCAGGCCGATCGAGCCGTCAGTGGTGAAATCGAAGTCCATCACGTCACCGCCATGATCAGCACGAACGCAATGATCGCCAGGGCGACGATCATCGTGAATGCAGTGGAATTACCTTCAGACATCAGAGTTTCCCTATCCGTTCGATCGCCTGCGCTCGGAACCGTTCCAAACGTCCATCAGCGATCATGTGGCATCGACGGCAAAGGCCCTCGATGTTGTCAGGTTCATTGTTCAGCGGATCGCCGTCTCGATGGTGTCGATCGAGCGCAGGCTGGCCACACTGTTCACATTTGCCGAGCGCCTTGCGGCGCGCAGCGCGATCGCGGCCCTGATGTGGAACCGTGCTCGAAAGCCGGTTCCACTCATGGTTTAGCGGTCCTTTTCCCTGGCCTCGACGAACCATCAGAGCTTGCCCGCACACTCTGGGCCAAAGCCGGATGCGACCGACTCGGGCACGGTAAGAGGACGTCCGCAGCGTCCGCAGCGTCCGCAGTGGAAGACTTCGACTTGGTCGAGCGGCAACTCGCTTGCGGCGAGCATGCGCCAGAACCATTCGAACGCCTTGTTGGAGGGGGCGTCGCGGGTGATGCGGCTCTTTTTGCCGTGGAAGTAGACACCGCGGCGGATGCAGCCGAGGTAGGCGTAGTCCGCGGTGTTGTCCGGCCCGGTGAGCAGCTGGACGAAGAAAAAGCTTTGATCGTCCTCCGACTGGCGCACCCGGTAGGTGAAGCGCGCCCCGGTCTTTTTGGACCGGAGCGTGAAGGTGGCGTTGCCCGCCTGCGCGAAGCGGGCGACGTCGTTGAGCGGGGTCACGCCAGCGCCTCGTTGAAGACCCAGCTGTCGCCGGGGCTGGCGCCGTCATAGCCCCGATAGACCGGGTTCCCGGCCGCGGCGCGCGCGGCGATATAGGCGGCGATGCGTTCGGCCTTGCGGGCGACGAGGGCCTGATATTCGGCCTTCGAGATCTCGACGGCCGGGGCGCCGTGCTCGGTTCCGCGAGCGGAATGAGGCTTGGCGCTAAAGCCGATGTTGCGCACGCCCGCGTCGGTGACCGCAAACCATGCGGACGCATAGACGCGGGTGGCGCTCGATCGGTAGACGGTGAAACGGCCGTCCGTGGCTTTGAAGTAGCGGTTCATCGGCGCGCCTCCGCGTCGATGATGTCCAGCACCTTGCGCCAGAAGCCTGAAGCGTCGCGGATCGCGCAATGCTCGGCCCAGTCGCGGGCGTTGGTGAGGCCGCGGTCCTCGATCAGGGCCTCCGCGGTGTCTTGTTCCTGCGTTTTCATTTCGGGTCATCTCCGGTTTGGCGGACCGTGTCCGCTGGTCACCTATTTAGTCCATGTCGGAGTCCTTATCAAGAGGGTTCATCGACTCCATAGTTATAAAAAATCGCTTTCCGGGCTTCGGACGAGGTGCGGTAGCGCTCATAGGTCCAGCGCGCTTCCGGCCGATCGGCGGGAGTCGGTTCATGGCCGCAGCTGATTTCGCGGAACGCCCAGCGGGCGGGCAATGGCGTGTCATAGCCCGGGTGCAGGTCCTGGCCTGCGGTCCGCCATTCGATCAGGCATTGCACCGGCATGCCGTCTTGGCGGACGAGATCGACGACGGCGCCTGCGTATTTGTCGGCGCGGACGTCGACGCTGAGCGATCGGACGTCGCCGGGCGCGGGGAGATCGGCGCGCAGGCGCATGATCTTGTCGTCCACATCGGTTGTGTAATAATGGTCGCCGAAGGCTTGCTCGCCGAGGCGGCCGAATTCGCGCGCCACCCGCTGATAGTTGCGTGAGCCTGCGGTGCGGCAATTGGCGAGCAGGCTGACAGTGGCCTCCGAGAGGCCAAAGGCCTTGGCGATCAGGACACGGGGAAAGCACCTGTTCAAAGCGTAGTAAGCAGCGCACAAGTCTGAAAGGGGCATCCGGGGCCCGCGCGCTTTCGGAAGATCAGCAATCATGGCCTCAAGGTTATCAGTCGCTTTAGACATGGTGTTTCCCTCATTGAAGGATATGAGGTTAACTCATGCTTTTTGAATTGTCTATGCCCTAACTTATGGGTGCACTTAGAGAAGATTGCTTCACTTACGCGCGTGTAAGAAATGGCTAAAATGCACCGCAGCAACAAAATGCTGCAGTGCATTATAAGAGGACAGTGCGCATCAAAGGTCAGGGTTTGTGAGGTGCACCTTCTCTAAGTGCACCCAATTCTTAGGGCATTGAAGATGTAAGTTTCAATGAGCCATGATGGCAATGTCAACACGGGCTTTTGCTGAATTCCCGCCGCACGCCACACATGCGCTGCAGGTTGTTTTGAAGCCCGCCTCTTTTGACGCGGGGCATGAGATCTCGCGAGGTTGAAGAGCGTCGTTGGTGTCGCGAACACGGAAAAGGCGATAACCAAGCTTGCGGGCTTGAACGCCTTCGAGAACCGTTTCAACGCTCGCCATGACAAGCTCAGACCATGCATGGTCGGCAGTCTTCCAATTGTGGACATAGCCCGTATGGCCCGAACAATCGGCTGAAACCTCACGCCACATGGCGAGCGGCGCAGCCGAAGGATTGCCATAAGAGCCGAGACGCAGTTTCTTTCCGGCGAGCAAGCGGCGCCCCTCGTCCGGGCTTACCATCGGGTAAATGCCCCGATGGAAACTGCGGTACACCCAATTAGGCGCCTGAAACGTCTTGACGTAGCAGGGGCGTTTTTTGCCGCGGGCTTTGTAGTGCGATGGTCTGAGGTTGCAATCACCACAGACCGAAACGTCTTGGCCAGACTTGACCGCGAGATGGGGCGCGATGTCCGACCGCATAATCCAAGTCTGGACCATATCGCCGGTTTTGGCGTTTTTTGACTTGCCAGCGATTCCGGTCGCAATCACCACGATGGGCGCGCCATCGATCAAGCTCGCGCCTTGCCAGAGAATTGCGCCATTAACTTGTGGTTTCATTTGGGTCATCTCCAATGGGCCGAATCGCCCATGGGCGCTAATTTAGTCTATCTCATCGTCCTTATCAAGGGGCGAGCGCTAGAGAAATATGAGTTTTTTGGTTAGTTGACATGGTTTTCAGAAATGCTGTGATGCTGTAACCCATGCGTTACCCCGCGCGCTTGACCTGGCGCTTCACATTAATGATATCAATGGGTTAGCACGATGGAACGCCTGATAGCCTATCAGGCGCTTGGCGCAGGAACGAAGCGCGCTTCATACATCTTGCTCATGCTGTGATACAGCATGAGCAATGGAGTGGGGGACAGTTCCCTTGTGTGAAATGCCTATTGAGATCGTCGTCGAGGCCCCCCAGGGCGCCCGCCCTTGAGGGGTCCGGCTCCGGGGTGGTAGACCGTCGATGCACGTGGAAAATTAAAGTACATAAAATGTCAGACCATCCACATCTCACCCTGGTGGACGCCAACACCCCGTCTGACGCCGATGAATACCTACCGCTGCCATTCTATCCGTGGGATGAGCGTCCACCGACCCTGCCCATCGACGCGGATGAGGCAGCAACCGCTCTCTATCTCGCGAAGGGCGTCCTGCAGCAGGCAGCCGCCTTGCTCAAGGTTGCCGACATGCGCCTGCGCCGCCTGATCCAGCAGAGCCCGCGCCTGCAGCGCATCCAGACCGAGCAATATGGGCTTGCGGTTGATCGATCCGCCGGAAAATATATCGAAGCGCTGGACGCCCCCGACGCCCGCAGGCAGGAATGGGGGGCGAAGAACATTCTCGCCAGCCGCGCCGCGATCGGCCATCCGTTCTCTCCCGCTCCCGCCCAACCTACCCAGTCCACCACCCTTACCCTGACTGACCGCACCATCACCTACCGCTGGCGGACTGACCAGGACCCTGATCCGAACGACGATGCTTGATCCCGTCTGGTTCGCTGCGGGCTGCTTGGCGGCTCCCGCCATCGTCGCCGTGCTGTTCTTCGCCGTCATCGGCTGGCAGAAGCTCCGTGATCGCGCCTGACGAGACCATCATCCTGCCTTACAAGCCCCGGCGTCACTTCACCCCCGTGCATGACAGCCCGAAGCGCTGGAAATTTGTTGTTGCGCACAGACGGGCCGGAAAAACCGTCGCCCTGGTCAACCAGCTGATCCGCGCCGCGCTCGGCAACCCCCGCGTCACTCCTCCTCCGCGCTACGCCTATATCGGCCCCTCGTTCGACCAGACCAAGGACCTCTGCTGGGCTTATCTGAAGGAGTTCACCGCCAATGTCCCGGGCATTTCCTACCTCGAAGGCGAGCTTACCGTCCGCTTCCCCAGAGGCGCCACCATCCGTCTCTATGGCGGGGCCCTGGCTTACGAACGGATGCGAGGGATCTACCTGGATGGAGCGGTCCTCGATGAATATCCCTTACTTGCCCCGCGGGCCTTCACCTCGGTGGTTCGACCTTGCCTTGCCGACTACCGCGGATTTGCGATTGTGTCGGGCACCTCCGCGGGCGATGATCACTTCCATCAGCTGATGGTCCGCAGCGAAGGCGATCCCGGCTGGGACATCTTCGACATCAAGATCACCGACACCGGATCCGACGCGCTCTCTCCCGACGAGGTCGAGGAGATGCGCCAGGATATGTCTCCGGATGAGTTCGCCCGCGAGATGCTGAACTCGTTCGACGCCCCGGTCGAAGGCGCGTATTACGTCGAGCAGCTGAACATCCTCCAGGCCCAGAACCGGGTGTGCAAGGTCAGCCCGGACCTCTCTACGGGCGTGATCACGTCCTGGGATCTCGGCATGCGCCATCTCCAGGTGATCTGGAGCTTCCAGGTGGCTGGAAGAGAAATTCACTGGATCGACTACATCGAGGGCCGCGGCAAGAACCTCTCCTATTACGCCGAGCTGCTCGCCCTGAAGGCCCAGACCCACGGCTATTCCTACCGCGCCCACCTCTTGCCGCACGACGTCGAGGTGCGCGAACTCTCCACCGGCAAGAGCCGCCGCCATGAACTCACCAGCCTGCTCAGCGAGCCGATCATCACCGTGCCCAACCATTCGACCGAGGACGGCGTCTCGGCCTCCCGGGGGATCCTTGGAATAAGCTGGTTCGACGAGACCGCTTGTCGTAAGGGTTTGGCGCGTCTTCGGTCGTACCGTCGAGGAAAGTCGGGCGCAGCAGTGCCTGATGAGGCCGAAGACGCAGCCGACGCCTTCCGCACCGGCTGCGTCGGGCTTCCCCTCATCGCCGGGGGCTCCCTCTCCAGCGGTCTTGCTGGTCAGCGCCTCCGGCGTCGGCTCCGGGGCCTCGTCTGATGGTCGGCTCCGCGCATCTCGCCGGAACCCCCGAACACATCCTTGACACGCACCCGGGCCAAGCTCACTTTGCCCTCCCCAATGGAACTCACACCTGCAGGGAGTGTCAGTTTTGGGGGAACAGCCTGGGACGCCACCGGATCGGGACGATGCTGCGCCCGGCCTATTGCCGGAAGGCGCGACAATTGACCCATACGCGGACCCCGGCGGTGCCGCACAACGCCCGGGAATGTCGGCATTTCAGGGTGAGCCTGCTCCCACCCGAAATCTAGACCTCTTGGCCGAGATGAACGAGCCGTTGGAGCTGATGATCGCGATCGAGCGGATCGCCATCTTCTCGATCGGCCGCCTCACCCGAACCCACCAGCCCGCCGAATCGTGGCAAGCGGTCGCCAGCTTCGCCAAGGCCTGCGTCCACGAACTGAAGGTCCTCAACCGATGAAACTCTCTGGTCCGCTGACGCCGCGGCTCGCCCGGCAAGGTCCGCAAGGGGTCAAGCCGAAGCCGCCCGACTGGAAGCCGTCCCATCAGACGACGTCGATGCCGATGCGGCCGACCGGCGGCCGTCCGTGTGGCAAGCCGAGCGCGACGCCGCGGCCGCGCTAATGTTCCTCGATGCGCACGAGGATAAATTCGTTCCGGAGCCCAACACCGGGTGCTTGATCTGGACTGGAAGCTGTCGCGGGGAGGCTCGATATCTTCAGCCTCAAGTCAGGGTTGGCAAAACGACCAAAGGGGTAGCGCGTTTGGTGTGTGAGGAGGTCAATGGGCCTCCTCCGACGCTTGAACACCATGCCGCGCACAACACGCCGAATGGTTGTATTGGCAATCTCTGTGTGAATGGAGGTCATTTGCGCTGGGCGACGCCGTCTGAAAATACGTTGGATATTCCAAAGGAGGTTCTTGTAGGCAGAGCTGCGCGAATGAACGCCAATTTTTCTTCAGAACAGCGAAGTGAGAGCCAGAGAGGTGAAAGATACGAGGCATCAGTTCTGGGTTTGAGGTTTTATTTTACCGGCCAACCCTGCCGCCGTGGACATATAGACAAACGTTATGTAAGTAGCGGAGTTTGTCTTTCTTGTAGCGACGAAGATTACTCAAAGAGAAGGTCAGGTTAGATGGCCCTAGAAAGAATATTCGCCGCGAGCTTTAAAGACTCGAGCAACGCGAACACCTCAGCCTATGACCCTTTAGATCCGCAAAGCTATGAGCAATTCATCCAAGCGATGATCAATGATAGTCGTGATTATGAAGGAAGCGTATTAGCAAGAGATCGCAACGAGAGCCAGTTGTATTACTATGGCCTCAAACCCTCTCTCAATCCCAACGGTTCGCCTTATTCCGACACGATGATCGTCGAGGATCCGACTGCGACCTACGAAGAGATCCTCGGTTACGACAGCGAGAGCGTCAATCGATCGACTTACGTCTCGACCGACGTCCGCGATGCGGTGATGCTGACGCTTCCGAGCCTCGTGCGTCTATTTGGCGCGACCGAGAATCCGGTCAGCCTTGTCCCCAGGAGTCAAGAAGAGGTCGACGAGGCCGAGCAGGCGACCGATTACGTCAACTATACTTTCTGGAACGACAATCCGGGTTTTCTTATTCTATACGGCGCTTTTAAAGACGCCCTCACTGTAAAAACTGGTTTTATCAAATGGTGGACGGACGACCACAAGGAAAAGAAGCGCAAGACTTTCCTCAATATTACCCGCGACCAGATTCAGATGGTGCTGGCCGAGGATCCGACCGCGAGGATCATCGATGTTGGCAAGCCACAACGCGCACCCATGGCTGCGCCGCCACCAATCCCGCCCCCTATGGGTCCACCGCCATCTCTATCGCCGCCTTCACCGGGTAATTTACCGCCCGGACCTTCCGTTGGACCCCCTGGTGCGCCTCCGGGTTCGCCGTCAGGACCGATGGCTGGATCGCCTGCGCAACCGGCGCAGGGCGCGGGGCCGCCGCTAACGCCGGGGGGACCACCCCCAGCATCAGGCGCGCCAGCGGGACCTCCTCCTGGTCCGATGGCTGGCGCGCCGCCTCCCCAGCTGCCGAGCCTGCCGCCAACCCCGCCGGTGTTTTACAAGCACGTGACCTTCGAGTTCGAGGTCAAGAAGCCGGTGATCAAGATCTCTGGCGTCCCTCCGGAGGAGATGCGGCTCGATCGTTACGCCCGCACGTTTCGAGAGAGCCGCATCGTCGGCCATGAGCGGGTGGTGCCGGTCGATCAGATGATCGCCATGGGCTACGACCGCGAACTCTGCATGCAGTACATCCAGTCGCAGCAGATCCAAGAGTTCACCATGGAGAGCCAGCTCCGCAACCCTGGCAGGTATATGTCGACCCGGGTCGGTGACGGAGTGCTCTATGGCGAATGGTACATCCGGATCGACAAAGACGGCGACGGGGTGCCGGAACTGCGCCACATTTGCACGATGGGCGAAGTCCATGAAATCGTGGTTGACGAAGAGGCCAACCGGATCAAATTCGCCCTCTTCTCCCCGGATCCCATCTCTCACACCATCGTCGGCGACTCGCTGGCCGACTACGTTGAAGACATCCAGAGGATCAAGACCAACATGATGCGCGGGGTGCTCGATTCGCTTGCCGAATCGATCAACCCCAAGACCGTGATCAACGAGCTGACCGTCACCGTCGACGATGCGCTCAACGACGATCTCGGCGCCGTCATCCGCACCCGCGGCAATCCCAAAGATTCGGTGATGTTCACCAATCTGCCGTTCGTTGGCCAGCAGGCGCTGCCGGTGGTGCAGGCGCTCGACGCGACGCTCGCCAAACGCACTGGTCTCACCGACGCGGCGCGCGGGCTCGACCCGAAGGCCTTGCAAAGCTCCACCCAGCTCGGCGTCGAGGCGATCATCAACGGCGCGCAAGAGCGCATCGAGATGATGGCGCGGATCTTGTGCGAGACCGGCTTCCGCGATTTGTTCTCCGGGCTCTACAACGAGTGCTGCGAGAACCCGAATCAGCAGCGGACGCTGAAGATTCGCGGCAAGTTCGTGCCTTACGACACCGGCACCTTCGACGCCTCGATGGCGGTTGAGGTCAACGCTAACCTCGGCAAGGGTTCGGATCTGGTGCGGATGCTGGCGCTCAACCAGATCAAGCAGGACCAGCAGCTGATCGTCACCACCTACGGGATGAACAATCCGGTCTGCGGCATTCCTGAACTCTTGAACACCATCACCGACATGCTCGCCTTGGCGAATGTGAAGAACGTCGGCCGCTACTTCAAGACGCCGACGCCGCAGCAGATGGCGGCGATCATGAATGCGCCGAAGCAGCCTGACCCGGCGGCGATGCAGGCTCAGGCGATGCTGGAGAAGGTTCGCTCCGAGACCGCCAAAGCGGTCGGCCAGCAGGACATTGATCGGCAGAAGATGCAGCTCGAACATCAGTTCAAGCAGCAGGATCTCGCCGAGCGCACCTTCTACGATCAGAATAAGCTGATGATCGAGGGCCGCAAGGTCGACGTCGACCACATTACCAAGCTCGGCGCGCTTGGCAGCCAGTTGATGAAGGATCAGTCCGACAGCGATCAGAATGACGTCGAGAACCAGATCAACATGGCGGGGGCTCAGAACGACGCCGACGCCCAGCGGCAGCAGCATCAGCAGGCGCAGAACGACGCGCAGCTCAAGGCGGCGCAGCTCGCCAGCCAGCACATGCAGAAAATGGCCCAGGTTCACTCGGGCCACGTCCAGGCGATGACCCAGATGGCGGCCCAGCACCATCAGGCGATGACCGGCCATGCGGTGCAGCACGCCAAGACGGTGGTTGGAGCGCTCGCCGGGGTCGACGACAACGAGCACGAATCCCGAGAGAACGCGCTCGATCGGGATCATGACGAGCTGACCACTGCGGCGACGCTGGCCAATCAGCAGCGGGTGGTGAAGATGAGGCCGAGGCCCGCCGCATGACCGAGATGGCGCGCATCTCGCCGGAATTGCGCAAGGCCGACGCTGCCGCCGCGCAGGCTTTGCTCGACGATCGGATCTTCATGAAGGCGATCATCGATCTTCGCAAGCAGTGGTTCGGCGAGCTGATGAACGAGGAGACGGCGCGCAAGCAGGATATGCTGGTTGCAAAGCTCAAGGCTTTGGAAGACATTCCGCTGCAACTGCAATCCTACGTCAACGCGCAGAAGATGGCGATGAAGAGTGCCTGAGGGTCTCGAACAAGCGAGAGATGCTTTCGCCAAGGAGCTGTCGCCTCAGATCGCGCCGCGTGATCAGGCGGGGAGATTCGTCGCCACTGAAGACAAGCCTCAACCGATGTTCGCCACCCGGTCGCTCGAAGGCGACCCGCTGACCGGCGACACCAGCGACGGCGGCGATAACGAGCGGTTGCGCGAGATCGAACAGGAGGTTGCAGATGGCAGGCTTGACGAGAGGCAAGGGCGGCGAGCAGCTCAGGACGTCCAGAACCTACGCCGGACCCCCGCCGACGACCGACACGAGCCGACCGAGACAGAGCAAGGCGACGAGCTGCTCGACGACGAGCCCGTCGATGAAGCGCCAGCCGAAGACGACGGTGAAAAATACGAGGTAACCGTCGAGGGCGAGACCCAGCATGTTTCGCTGGTCGAGGCGCTGCGCGGCTATATCCGCCAGGAGACCTTCCACAAGCGTCTGCAGCAAATCAATCAGGAAAAGACCGGGGTCGACGCCGAGGCGCAGCGCCTTCGGCAGAATTGGCAGCACCTGATCAAGGCCCGGCAGGACTACGAGCAGGACATGCAGGCGATGATCCCCGCCGAGCCCAACTGGGATCAGGAATTCGCCCGCGATCCAGGGGCGGCGCACAACCATCAGAAGATTTTCGCGGCTCTCTACAGCAAGCTCGCCCAATCGCGGCAGCAGCGGGCTCAGTACGAGGCCTTCAACGCTCAAGAGGAAGCCCGGCGCGTCGAACGCTACGCTGTCGATGGCTTTTCGAAATTCGTCATGGACAACAAAATCCCTGACGAGGCGACTCTGCAGAAGGAGTTGAAGTCGATGCGGCGGACCGCCGCAGCGGCTGGTTTTACGGAATACGAAGTCGCCACGGTCTATGACCCCAGGATGCTTACCGTCCTGCGCAAGGCGAGCAAGTATGATCGGATGACCGCAGCCACCAGACCAAGGGCTGTGATCCCCGGCAAAGGTCGGACGCTAACTCCAGGCGCGGCTACCCCCCTCAGTGGGAATGCAACCCGGAAGGGCCTCGACGACGCACTTCGCCGACAGGCGAGCAGTGGATCGCTTGATGCGACCACAGAAGTGTTTCGGAGATTGCTCTAACCCCCGGGGAGACCCATGCCCGTCGTAACCAATGCCTTCACCACCTATGCGGCGGTGGGCAACAGAGAAGATCTGTCCAATGCTATCTACAACATAGATCCGTTCGATACGCCGGTGATGAGTGCATCACGGCGTAGGAATGTGAAAAATAGGATCTACGATTGGCAGACGGAATTTCTGCCGCTCGTGGCTCCGACGACCGTGCCGGGCACCGGCGCGCTCGATCCGAACGCCAACGCCCAGCTGGAAGGCTTTTCGCTCGTCAACGCGCCAGCGCAGCCGACTATTCGTCTCAATAACTGTACCCAGATCTCACAGCGCAACGCCACCGTTTCCGGTTCGCAAGAAGAATCAGATGCGGCTGGTAAAGGTTCCGAGATGGCGCACCAAATGGCTATGGCCTCAAAGGTGCTCAAATCGGACATGGAAACTGCGATGTGCGGTCGTCAGGCGCGTAATGACGGCAACAATACTACCCCTACCGCTCGCTCGACTGAGGCGATCTCGCATTGGCTGGCGCGCGCGGTGACCAAGCTTGGCGTAGCGGCGGGCGCGGTGGCGCCCGGGACCGTCGTCACTGGGTTGCCGACGACCCAGACCGGGTTGTTCCCGACGCCAGCAACGCCGGTGCAGTTGACAGAACAGATGTTGGGAGACGCTATGCAATTAGCGTATACCAATGGTGCTTCACCGACACTCTGGGTTGTGCCCCCCGGGCCTAAGCGTACAGTTTCGACTTTTATTGGTCGATCGACTACGCAAGTGCTTGTCGGGAAGACGGAGGTGGTCAGCACGGTCGATGTGCTGGCGACCGACTTCGGGCGCGTCAAATGCATCCCGTCGCGCTGGACGCCTCCTGACGTTGGGCTTTTGCTCGATCCGGACTATGTCGCGGTCAGCTTCTTCCGAGCTTTCAGGCAATATTTGATGGCGCGGACCGGCGACGCTGAGACTAGGATGATCATCGTCGAGTGGGGCGTCGAAATGCGCAACAGCCTCGCTCACATCTTGTTTAACGGCATCACCGCGTAAGTGGGCGAGCGTAAGCGGCGCTATTACGCGCAAGACGGGGTCGCCCGGACGGTCATCTATGATCCGGACGATCCCAATCGATTTACGATCCAGACGACGTCGGACATCGAGCCGATTCTCGAAGGGATCAAGCGCGATCGCGAGACCATGCGGCACGGCTACAACAAGAAGGTTGCGACCCTGCCGCTATTCATCGTCGAGGACCTGATCCACCGCGGGATTTACTACGACGAAGACGCCTTCAAGAAGTGGCTCAACGGTCCAGAGGCGACGCCCTGGCGGGTTTGGCGAGGACAAGTCTGATGCCCTACGATCGGAAGGTGTTCTTTGACGGGGTTCGAGCCAGCCTGTTTCGCGGCACGCTGACCCAGGATCAGGTCGACGGGATGAACTATCTCCTGGAGACTTGGGAGCGCCACTTCGAGGTGGGCAATCCGCGCGACGGCACCAACTGGCTGGCCTATTGCCTCGCCACTTTCTTTCATGAGACCGCCGAGCGGATGCAGCCGATCGAGGAGTACGGCAAGGGCGCGGGCCACTCCTATGGCCAGCCGACCGGACCCTACAATCAGAAGTACTACGGACGTGGCCATGTCCAACTCACCTGGGAGGCCAACTATAAGAACGCTGAAAAGTATTTGAAGGAGAGATACGATGTTACTCATACTATCCACAAAGAACCGCACAAGATGCTTGGGAGTGAAGTTTCAGCGTTGGTGTCTTACGATGGGATGGTATACGGATGGTTCACCGGAGTTGGACTATCAAAGTATTTCAATGGCACTACCGAAGATCCGGTTAACGCTCGGAAGATTGTCAATGGGCTCGATCGGGCCGACTTGATCGCTGGGTATTATCGTAAGTTCAAGGCGGCGCTGAGGAAGACATGACCCTCGCCGATCTCGTCATCCCCCCTCCGACCCCGAAGCTCAGCGATTATCCGGTCGCGATGACGGTTTGCGGCGAGGTGATCGCGGTGGCGATTTTGGTGTTCATGGCGGCGCGGTTCGATCCGAGCGGCGGCGTTCTGACGATTTCGCTCCTGGTGGTGTTGGCCTTCATCAGCGCCGTCGTGTTCAGCCTGTTTTTCACCATTCCGAACGATGAGATCACGGCCGCGGTGGCGGGAGGGCTGGTGGCGGCGTTCGGCGCGGTCATCGCCTATTGGCTCGGTCGGCCCAGGGAGCCCCCAAAATGAGCCCGCTCGGCATCGTTCTGATCATCGTGCTCGTCCTGGTGCTGTTTGGCGGCGTTGGAGGCCCGCGCTTCGGCGCGCCCTGGCAGTACGGTTATGGCTACGGGACCGGCGGCGTCGGAGTGATCGGCACGCTGCTCGTCATTCTCGTGATTCTCTGGCTGCTCGGGGTGCTTCGATGAGCGATTACGACACTCTTTGCGCGGCGATCGCCGAATGGGCCAATCGCGCTGACTGGAGCCCGACGCTCCTCGCTCAGTTCGTCGCCATGGCTGAGCAAAAATTTAACGCTGAGCTTCGGGTAGATAGGATGATCACCCAGGCGTCGAACGTCGTCACCCTGCGCTGCGCTGAATTGCCGGACGATTGGCTGGAGATGGAGTTCGTCGCGGTCGCCAACGGCAACACCCCGAACGGCTGGATGCCGATTCGCTATAAGGCGCGCGATCAATTCTTCCATCAGCCTGACAAATTGACTTACGGCTTTTATACGCTCGAAGGTCGGATGATCACCTTCGGCGGTCCGCCGGACGACGTCGAGGGGGTTCCCTATCAGATTTGGTACTTCCAGGAGGTGCCAGTGATGGCGACCACCGGCAGTTCTTGGATCTACACCAAATATCCGCGGCTTTATCTCATGGCCGCGCTGATGAATGCGGATCTGCATGCTCAGGGCGAGGAGCAGGTAGCGCTGCTGATTGGCGCCCAGGTCGATCAGATGATCGGCAAATTGAACGATAACTATCGGCTATCGAAGGCGAGCGGCTCGCGCCTCAAGCGGACGCGCATCAGGACGTCAACTTTCGGGTGAGGATCATGTGGAAATTGGCTTTTTTGCTCGTTTTGGGCGCGACGCCCGCGTGGGGTCAGGCGCGGGTGGTCGCCGCCTGCGGCTCTGCGAACTATAGCGCCTCGATCGGCACGCTGCAGAACCTGACCATGAACACCTCGGGCTATCTGTGCGCGACCACCACCGCGACGGTGGTGGAGAAGGGCGCGCCGCAGCGCCAGCAGCAAGAACAAGAGGAACCGCGGAAGTGAAGCGGCTTCTCCTCGCCCTTCTGCTGTCGACCTCGGCCGCGCACGCTCAGAGCCTATCGAAGGCGCTGGTGGTGCCGACATGCACGCCTGGGCGGGAGCTGGAGCAGGCGGGCCCTGGTCTTCAGCAGCTGACCCAGGATACTCAGGGGCGGCTCTGCGCCGCGGCGACCAATGCAGGCAGCACCAATATGGTGACGCCGCTGATGGTCAATACCAGCACGCCCAACAATACGACGAGTACTGGTCAAAATCCGTTTGGTTCCAATTGGAACTCGATGGCGTTAAGGGCGTCCCCGACTCCAATTCCAGGGACTATTTCCAATATTACAGCGGTTTCGCAAAATGTCATTGCGACTGGATATTGGACTTTTATTTTCAATGTAGCTGGGGTATCGACACCGCTGCGATGCAGCATTGGTCAAGGCGGTACTAATCTTGGCACGACGACGAGATGTTCTGACACAACAGATACAGTTGATGCATATGCTGGGGATTTGATTGGCTACCAAGCTTTGCCCAACGGTACCCCAACGACAACTGGGAGTTTGAGCCTTTCAGCATTGTTTACCAGTCTCAATGGCCAGGAAAGTTTGATCGGTAACGCTACCAATAATTTCATCGCCCAGACAGCGATTAGTTTTCTTGGTCCAAGCACACTGGCGGCGAATAATGTCACTTCAACATTAGCGGCAGCTGAAGCGCTTGCGTCAGCGATTATGCCTGCCGATGGCATTTTGGATCATTTATACGTTTCGATCCCTTACGCTCTTCCAGCAACTGCGAGCGTTCAGTTTACTGTTTACAAGAACGGCGTTGCCACCAGCATTACGACGACTTGCTCTGCTCCAAATACGGCGTTGCAATGCACTGATTTAACCCATTCTTTGAGCGTTTCGGCGAACGACACCATTTCTCTTGAGGTTTGTCCGACTAATGCTGTCGGATGCGCGGCTGGAGCGGCGACCGGCAACGTCACCATGAGCTATTCGCTGCGATGGCAGCCAACTGTGCTCCATCAAGCGGTGTTGTTCAATACGCTTAATGGGATTGGCACTTTAGCCCAAAACTATTATATTGCGATATCTAGTAGCGTTGGCACAGCAGTAACTGAGTCTACCTACCAAAATGTTGCGCCAGCCAATATGACGCTTGGCAATCTTCTTGCTGCTGTGTGCCCAGGTCCAGGTCCTCAATATTCGAAATCGTTCACACTGCGCAGCAATGGTGCTAGCCAAGCTCCAACCGTGACAATTCCTATCGGCTCAGTGGCTTGTCCGACTTTGACAGTTGAGCAGGACACAGTTGATACTTATGATGTTCCGGCCAATGCGTTGATCAATTACTTTATGCTGAGCACTGGCACGGGCGCTACCGCAACCAACCAGAAAATCTCGATGACGGCGACGGTGCCGTGACCGACTCCTGGACCCCAGGGCCTGCGCCGTCGAACGGCTGGACCCCGGGGCCTCCTCCTGCGCCCGCGCCGCCGATCGCGCCCGAGCTGCCCCTGGCCGATCAATGGAATCCGGAGGCCGGGTGCCTGTCGAGCGGCTGCACCCTCTCGGTGGTCGGCAACATCATCCTCAACTGTGCCGAGGGCGCCAGCATCAGCTACGCCGCCAATGGCTCGTTGATCTGGTCGCTGGCGCTCAACGACGGCTCCGACAACGTCGCGCTGCAGCAATGGGCAGGCGGCGAGCTGGTGTCGACGCCGCTCGAAGTCTCGAACACGGACGGCAGCCTCACCTTCAACAATCCGGTTTATCTCTTGGGCGATCCGACCTTGCCCAACGAGGCGGCGACCAAGGATTACGTCGATAACCACAGCGGCGGCATCCCTGAAGCGCCGGAGGATAATTACGTCTATGGTCGGTATATGGCGACCTGGGAGCGCCTGCCGCAAACTTATATTCCGGAAGCGCCTAACACCGGCCAGCGATTCGGCCGGTTCAATTCGATTTGGCAGCTCGACGCGATTCAGGTCGATGCGCCCGACAGCAGCAACTACGTGCGCCAGAACGGCGCCTGGACGGCGGCGGCCTACCTTCCGTTGGCTGGCGGCACCATCACCGGCAGCCTGACCGTCAATCAGGTGATGACGGTGCAGGGGCCGAACAGCTTGGTGCTGAACGCCCCTCTCAACAATCCTCGCGCTATTCTGTGCTCGGCCTCCAACGTCATGCGTTGGGTGCTGAATCTGGGTGACGGAACCACCGAGGGATTGAACAACGTCGGGGCGAATTTCAGTCTCCAGGCTTATTCTACGACCGGCCCGCTTCTCGGGACGTGGCTGACCATCGCGCGCGCCGATGGTTCGACGACCTTCAACGGTTCGGGCGTCACCATCGCGGGAGGTCTCGCGGTCAACGGGCTGCTCGCCCTTGCTGATTTGACCCATCTGGCGATCTACGGCGGCGCGGCCGGGCAAGTCCTTTCGACCAATGGCTCCGGGATCCTGTACTGGGCCAACCCGGGAAGCGGCGGGGGCGGCGGCGGGATCGACGACGCGCCGATCGACGGCACTTCCTACGCGCGCAAGAGCGCGGCGTGGGTCCATCTGACCCACAGTGACATCACCGATTGGGCGACGAGCATTCCGCTCGCCTCCTCGACCCCGCCCGCGATGGACGGGACTGCGGCGCCGGGCGTCGCGACGACTTTCTCGCGCGGCGATCACGTTCACCCCACCGACACCAGCCGCGCCGCGGCCTCGGCCTTGGCCGGTTATCTGCCGCTGGCTGGCGGCACGATGACCGGCACGCTGTTTCTTCCGTACGACCCGGTCATTCCGCTGGCGGCGGCGACCAAGCAGTATGTCGACGCCCACGCGGGCGGCATCGGCGAAGCTCCGACCGATGGCCAGCTCTATAGCCGTCAGAGCAGCGCCTGGACGCCAACGGTTGTTCCGCTTGGTGACAACCGCATCATCAACGGCGACATGCGGATCGATCAAAGAAACAACGGCGCGGCCGGAACAGGGATAGGCGTCTATACGGTTGATCGTTGGTTTTATGGAACCAATGTTGCTGGCAATATATTGAATTGGGGGCGAAATTATAATGGAGGGTCAAATACGGCGCAATTTGTTGCTGCAGGATTTCCTTATAATTTGGGATTTCAGGTTTTTCAAGCTCGCACTCTAGTTGCAGCCGATTATTTCGCCCTTTATCAGCCAATTGAAGCTGATATGATCGGTGACTTTGCTTGGGGAACGACGAACGCGCGGCCTGTGACTTTGTCATTCTGGGTGCTGTCAAATCAAACCGGAACGTTCAGCGGATCAATTCGTAACTATGCTGGAACGCGCTCATATCCGTTCACTTTCAATATTCCGACCGGGGGAGTGGCAACGAGGATTGTTGTTAATATTCCGGGCGACATCACCGGGACTTGGGTGATGAGCGGCCCGGGCGGCGCGCTCCACGTGATTTTCGACCTCGGTTCTGGTGCGAATTTTCGCGGAGCGGCGGGCGCGTGGGCGTCGGGCAATCTCGTCGGAGTGACCGGGGCCGTCAGTCTGGTGGCGACGATCGGCCTGATCTTCACTATTAGTGGGGTCAAACTGGAAGTCGGCAACATTGCTACGCCCTTCAATCGGCAGTCGATGGCGAAGACTTTGGCTGATTGTCAGAGGTATTATCAGAGTTTTTCTCATACATTTAATTGTTGGCAGGGAGCTGGCGCGTTTTTTTATGGAGCAGAGACCTATCCACAAGTTATGCGTGCCTCTCCAACCGCGGCAGTTTCTGGTCAATCATACACAAATTCCTCTGCTTATACTGTATCAAATTTGGCTACGAATAATTTTTTGGCGTATGCAACAGCGACTGCTCTTGGTTATGCTTATGCTACTGCAGTCGTAACATTAACGGCGGAGATTTGATCATGGCTTATACACTCACAGCTGATCCAAATACCATCGTTCGTGACGAGGATGGCGCGTTCATCCCGTTCGACGAGGACAACGTCGACTACCAGGAATATCTGTGGTGGCTCGAACAAGGCAACGAGCCAGCCGCCTACGTGCGCCCGGAGGCTCCCCTTGGCTGAAAGCTTAACGCCAAACTACGGTTGGGTTCTGCCACAAGTCGGAGGCGATCCGACCACCTGGGGCGCGACGCTCAACGCAACCGTCAATCTGATCGATGCCCAGGTGTTCGCTAACGAGACCGCGGCTGCGGGGAATGCAGCGCCGATCGGCTCGGTGACGATGTTCGTCGGCGCGACGCCGCCGACCAACTGGCTCCTCTGCGACGGCACGGTTTATCAGAACAGCGCCATTCCACTGCTCGCGCCGCTGCTCAACAATGCGTTTAACGCGGGCACGGCCGCGGTCGCAGGTACGTCGAGCGCGGTGCCGAATCTGCAGGGGAAGTTTCCGATTGGAGCTACAGTTCCGAGCGGCAACATCGGTGCGACCGGCGGCGAAACGACTCATCTTCTCAGCGCGGCCGAGATGCCGGTGCATACCCACGCTGTTTACGACCCCCAGCATATCCACGGCGTCGCCGCCTACACCCACGCCCACGGCGTCAGCGATCCGACCCACGTGCATGGCGCTTCGCAGGATGCGCACGTGCATGGCACGAACCTGATGCGGTTCGTGGGCTCGGGCGCTTCGTATGGCGTCACCAATGCGCCGGGCAACGTTTCCGCTGGCAACAGCGACGGCGCGAGCGCCAATGGCGTTTACATCAGCGGCGCGGCGACTGGCATCCAGATCCAGGCCAACGTGACCGGCATCCCGAACACTGAGTATGCTGCGACCAGCATATCCAACTATAATACCGGCGGCGGCGGCGCTCACAACAATATGCCGCCCTACATCTCCATCGCTTTCATTATCAGATATCAATGAGCACCCAGTTCAAACCGCTTGAGATCCCGCCCGGGGTGGTCGCGCTGCCGACCAAGCAGATGCGCTCGTCCAACTGGGCGGAAGTCAATTTGATGCGCTGGGTCGAGGGACAATTGACGCCGATCGGCGGGCAGGCGCAGTACAATTATGCCTTCGCCACCCGCTGCAAGGTGATCCACGACTGGTACGATCTCAGCAGCGTGCATTACATCGCTTATTTGTGCGAAGCCAACCTCTATGTCGACGTCGGCGGCCAGCTCTACGACATTTCGCCGGTTCCTCCGCTGACCCCGCCTGCGTCGTTCGGCCAGGGCGGTTACGGCGAGGGCAACTATTCGGACGGCACTTACGGCACGCCGCGCGACGTCTCCACCATTCAGGCGATGAACGAGATGCCGAGCGCTTGGAGCCTCGACAACTTCGGTCAGATCCTGCTGGCGATGACCTCGCCGGATGGGCGCCTGCTGCAGTGGGATCCGACCCAGGGTTCGCCCGGTCTGGTGGCGAGCGTCGAGGCCTATACGCCGTGGGGCACCAATCAAAACACGATTCAGATGCTCGCCCTCAATCCTGGCTCCGTCGTGCCGGGCATGGCGGTCTACAACCAGACGACCGGGCGTCCGGTAGGGACAGTCGAAACCTATCCGAGCGACAGTCCCACGCTGACTTTGACCGCCAACGCGCTCAATCCGGGCTCAGCCAACGACCTGCTCGGGTTCGGCAACATCGCCACTCTGGTGGAGCCCAATGCGGGCCGCGGCCCGGTGCCGCAAGGTCGCTTATTCGTTGTTACACAAGAACGTTTTGTGATGATGTTTGGGACCGAGGGCGACGGCACTGTGGGAGGCGGGTCGTTCAGAAGGTTCGCATGGTGCGACCAGGAAAATTTTCAGGCCTGGGACTATGGCAACGTCACCAGCCAAGCGGGCTTTCTCGACATCGAGCCCGCATCGCCGATCGTCACCGCTAAGGCGACGCCGCTCGGCGTGCTCTTTTGGACCGGCGTCAGCGCCTACATCAGCACCTTTTCCGGTCTCCCCTACATCTACAATTACGTGGAGATCTCGAAGAACGACACGCCCTGGTCGCCGTGCAGCGTCGTCTCGACCACGATCATGACGCTCTGGTTCTCCAAGCAGGGACTGTTCTCGTACAACGGCGCGTGGGTGGCGCCGATCCCGTGCAAGGTGCGGCCATGGGTCGATGACGACATCGACCTCCTCAACGTGCGCGAGCAGGCCTGCGCGGTGCATGTCGCCGATTTCAATGAGTTCTGGTGGTTCTTCCCGCAGGGCCCAGCCACCAACGCCTCGGGTGAGGGCTACAACACCCGATGCATAATCTACAACTATAAAGAGGGATGGTGGTCGATGGGGCAGATGTCCCGCTCGGCGGGCATCCGCGCCGCCTATACCGTCAACACCATCATGGCGGACGGGACGCTCGCTTACGAGCACGAGGCGAGCAATGTCTATCCCGCCAACGTGCCGCTGCCGTGGGCCGAGACCTTCGACCTTAACCTCAATTCCGGAGCCAAGCTGACCACGCTGAAGCAGCTCCAGCCCGACGTCAGCGGCGACGTCCTCAACCTGCTTTACAGCTTGTTCTACAAGACCAGCCGGTCGGTGATGCCGGACGCCAACGGCAATGCGACTCCGGTGATCGAGCTGCAGACCGCGCCGCAGCCGGTCCGTCCGAACGGCTACGTCGACCTGCGCACCACCGGGCGCGACATGCGGCTCAGAATCGCGCTCGCCGGGCCCGCGGTTAATCCGGTGACGGTCGGCCAGCACCTCGTCGATTCGGCGCCGAGAGGAGATCGCTGATGTCGTCTGTTCCGACCCCGCCACAGCCACAGCCGCCGCCGCCGGTCCCCAGCGATCCTTCGCTCGGCGTCTCGCTGAGCAATTATCTCAATCAGTTCTCGCTGTGGTGCCGTCGCGGCTTCGCCGCCAAGATGAACGCCAATGTCGCGCTCGATGGCGTGCTGTTCCAAGCCTACAACCCCCCAGCTGGGGCGCAGCCGACAGTCTGGATGCTGCAGGTCAACCAAGCTGGCAACTTCGTCATCACCCAGGTGGCGCTCGGCACCGGGCAGATCGGGACCCGGCCGCCATGACCCATGTCTATGAGCGTCATCTCGCCCGCGCGCTCGACCGGATGGGCGGCATCTATGGGCTCGACGACATCCTCGCGGCGATTCCCGAGGGGCGTTTTCAGAGCTTCGCCGAGGGCGATTCCTGGGCGCTGACCAAGATCGCGGATTTCCCGAAAAAGCGGCTGCTGGAGATCCTGGTGGCGCTCGGCGACCTTGAAGCCTGCCGGACGCTGCATGATCGAGTTCTACAATACGCGGAACGTAATGACGTCGATCTGGTGCAAGCCTATGGTCGGCGTGGGTGGCTGCGTGATGCGAGGACGCACGGCTGGAAGATCAAGACCACGGCGTATCTCTATCAGCGGGAGCTGTAGATGAGCGGCTCGACAGACACCACCTCAAACACCAACAGCTCCTCGGAATCGGTCAACCAGATCCCGCAGTGGGTCCAAAACGCCGGTCAGGCCAATTATGGCCTCGCTCAACAAGTGGCTTCGCAGCCTTTACAGCAATATCAAGGACAAATGGTCGCTGATGTCGCGCCTCAAACCCAGCAGGCGTGGAACATGGCGGCCAACAGCGGCTCGGTCGGCCAGCCCGCGCAGAACGCCGCGCAGGCGGGCTACCTCAACACGATGGCCCAGGCTCCGGGGCAGATCAACCCGGCCCAGCTGTCAAATACCAATTTAAGCCCGTATATGAATCCCTACACTCAGTCGGTTATCAACAGCACCATTCCGTTAATGCAGCAGTCGAACGCGCTGCAGCAAAATCAGGTTCAGGACCAAGCCGCTTCGGCCAACGCCTATGGCGGCTCGCGCCAGGGGATCCAACAAGGCGTCGCTCAGGCTCAAGGCGCCCTGAATATCGGCCAGATGGCGGCCGGGCTCAATCAAGCCAACTTCGGGCAGGCCCAGACGGCGGCTCAGTCCGACGTCGCGGCGCAGAACACCGCGGCGGCGCAGAATCAAGCGGCCGGGCTCAGTCAGGAAGGGCTGGTCAATCAGGCGGCGCAGGGGCTTGGCAACCTCGGCAGCCAGCAGATGCAGAACAACCTCGCCAATTTCGGCATGCTGAGCGCGGCTGGGGGTCAGCAGCAGCAACAGCAGCAAAACGACATCAACGCCCAGATGGCCAAGTTCCAGCAGGCGTTCTCCTACCCGCAGAGCCAGCTCGGGATCATGGAATCCTCGCTCGGCATGACGCCTTACAACACCGCGACCTCGGGCTCGTCGGCGTCGAGCACCGACACCACCCAGACCCAATCGAATCCGTTCGGCGCCGCGACCTCGGGCATGCAGATGCTCGGCTCGCTGTTCAGCGGCGGCGCGAACAGCGCGATGTCGGGGCTTACGAGCTTCCTCGGCGGCTCCGATCGCAGGCTTAAGACCGACATCAAGAAGGTCGGCAAGCATCCGGCGGGCGTCGGCATCTACTCCTATCGATACAAGGGTGACCCAAAGACGTACCCCAAGGTCGTGGGCCCGATGGCCGAGGACGTGATGAAGATCGCGCCGCACGCGGTCCGGCCGATGACCACCAAGGGTCATCTCGCCGTCCATATGCCGACCCTCGACGCGCTTTCGACGCCGCCCTCTTCGCCCGGCGTCGCCAAGGCGATCGGCATGCTCGGCCGCGGAACGCCGGGCAAGCTGTCGCCGAACGCCACCCCGCCGACGCAGCCGATCGGCGTCGGCCGAGGCGCGCTGGCGCGCGCACCGACCCGGCGGATCAACGCCCCCATCGTTGGAGCGCTCGGTGCCTAACGATCCGTGGCTCAGCGATCCGGCGAACGCCGGTGGGATTCCGCCCTGGTGGACTGTCGGTTCGCCGGGCGCCGCCGCTTCGACGCCGTCCGGCGCGCCGAGCCCGGGCACGACGCCGACGACGGGCACCACGCTGAACTCGCTGCCCCCGGCGCAGGCGACCAACGCAGC